CTCGCATGATAAGGCACCGGCACCTGATCGCTAATCTGATCTTTGGCGCCGTTATTTTTGCCTTAACAGGACCCTTGAAAAAGGCCATAAACTTGTGGTTCAAGCGTTATGGTTGCAGGGCACAAGTCGTGCTCTCGGGGGCAAGCCGAGACAAATTGGCAGAACAAGCCTATGAAGGATTCATGGGCGTTCCTGACCCAGTCCTAATTCGCATTGATGGTGCGCGATTCGATCGCCACGTTCGTGCCCCCGCCATCAGGTGGACACAGCTTATTTACGCTCCCGTGTCACGGGAGCCTAACTTCCGTCGGTTCCTTTCATACCGACTCCGCGCTGAACAAAACGTCGTGACTTGTCCTGGTCATGCTGTGATGTTCAAGGCCTCGCCTACGCGCGTTTCAGGAGACTGTGACACTTGGCTTGGGAACACCCTCATTGCGTGTCGTATTTTGGACTGGATCTGTTCTGCTATGAGAGTGAAGGGGTGTCAGCAAATGTATGTAGCTGACACCAGTGACGACATGGGACTTGTAGTTCCACGTCGTTACCTCAACGACCTGAAGGAAGTGATTGGGCTTGCGGCCACTCACTTTGGCTTCAGTTTCGAGGTCGAGCAGGTGTCGGATGATTACCGACGATTCTACTGGATGCAGTCATTCCTTCTACATGACGCCGGCGTTAAAACCCGCTATATTCGAGACATACGCCGCACTCTAAGCCGTGCCTTCGTCACTGACAAACCGATTCACCTCCAGGCAGTACGCCTGGCTTGGTTTTCGGCTGTTGGTATAGGAGGCCTCGTGGAGTGTGGTGATGTGCCTATCCTGCGGGCCGTATATCGTATGTTCCTAGTCTGGGGCCAGGGCTATTTGCCTATGGCTCTCGAAACTTGGGATTCCGAGAACGGTCAGCAGGTTAACGCTCTTATTGCGGAACTTCGACTGGCTGACAAGAAAGACTCCCGCTGTCAACGGGAACGGAGAAATGAACGACTCCAGCGGTTTCTCGCTTATTACCGACAACCTAGCTCTGACCTTTTGCTCGCAGTCGTTGAGCTTCAAGGCTTCGCCAGTGCTGAAATTGCAGCACTGGAGAACTATTATTTAAACCTCGCTTTGGACGAAGGCGTAACGGAACTCATAGAATATTCCGATGCGCTAGTCCATCAAATCTAGTCGTCTCCGCAGACGCCCGTACTATTATAACACCGACTTACGCCGGTGCGGAAGGAGTAAGACACGCCGAACCAGCGTGCCCGTGCCTTTATCAGTTTTCAAATAACTGCGGATGGCTTGCCCCTTCGATTTGGGGCTCGGGGTTGTCAGGAGTAATCTACCCAAAACGGTTGCGAAAGCGTAAAATGCCGTGCTAAGGCCGTAAGGCCGGAACTTGCCGAGAGACTGCACGGGTAGTCCTTCGTGTTTCCTGATGATGAACAGTCCTTGCCGTGACAAGGAGCCCGTTGATTCACGACACCCCCCCTGGCAATATGCCCAAGAAAAATCATAACAAGGAGAAAGCAGCCCTACTAACTGAGGCTGCACTCCGCACCGCTTCTCGCTCTCTGGCCCCCAAGAAGAAGGATGGCAAGAAAAAGAAGAAGGGATTTAGCTCCTTTCTCTCAGGCGCGGCCAAAATCGCCGCCGACCTCGCACCCGCCGTCCTCCCAATCTTAATGGCCCAACACCCCGCTACTATGTCACAAATGGCCTCCATCCCTCAGGGTGAGGCCCCAATGGTCGGCACTGCAGCTCCTACCTCACTTCAGCCCATGACCGGAATAACAAAGAATATATCAATCATGAAGGATGGAAAATGTTTCGGCGTGAAGCTGTGCGGTATGGAGTATGTAGGCCAAATAACAGACAATAGCGGGGCCGGTTGGACCCAGGGCGACAAAATGTTCGAACTCAATCTAAACCCGATGGACGCAGGCTGGGCGGGCACAAGACTTCAAGTCCAAGCCCACACCTATGAACGTTGGAGGATGACAAAATGTGTTGTCTTCTACCAGCCTGCTAGTGCCTCCACAATTAATGGACAAGCCATTGGGTACATTGACACCGACCCCACCGAGCCACTCAACCGCACTGGAACTGCCGCCGTGCAGACAGCCGCCTCCCACGTTGGAGCCGAAACTAACCAGATGTGGCAGATTGGCGCCTACCACGCGTTGTGGGATCCTCGCACACCCGACCTGTATCTGGATTTCGCTGGCACCGATATCCGTTGGGTTAGCGCTGGCACACTTCGTGTGTTGGCTGCTACTGACATCCCCGCCGTGGCTGGCGTCGGCTCTTTTGGGGACATTTATGTCGCCTACGAGGCCGAACTCAGCATTCCCGACGTCGCCAATGCTACTACGCTTGGCGGTGGCCTTCTACA